ATACATGGGAAGGCGAGAGCAACTATTTAAATATTATGGACTGGTTCTACGGAAGTTCAGGTCCTTCAGCTATTGCTAATGACGTAATTGACATCATCCAAGCTGCGGAAGGTGTTTCTGGCGCTCCCTCTGTAGCCGCCCCGACAAATGCGGTTCAGGCGGCTACCGCAAGTTCTCTAGATAATTTTGGCATCAATGGTGATGGATTGGTCAACAAGTTGTTCTTCCACCAGACGGGGACTGCTGAC